AACATCTCACCACTAAACAGCTTGAGGTAGAGGGCTCTGGTGTCACCCGACAGGTTTGATTGACCTAACTGGACAACCTGGGACGGGTTGACTGAACTTTGATGTGCCATTTATATGGTTGAATTAAATAAGATATGTACTTTCTTCAGCTGAAATTTTTTTGATCATTTTGTTTGTGGTCTTTCCCACCGTCTAGACGGCTAAGGGTATCCTTCGTAAAGGGCCATAGCCAATTAGTCAGAGGTCCGACACTGAGGTGCCTCTAACCAAGCTTTACCTTGTCTATGATAGTTAACGTGCATCGTTTCTATCATAATAAAGAAGGCCAGTAGTCCGAAGACTACCAGCCATAACTCGTTAACTCGTGAGAGCGTCTTCGAGAGAATTGTAATTAATGTCTTCATCTACACCAGGTGGTTGTTTTTCACTCGGTAGAGTGTCAGGATGCTCTTCTGGTTTGTTATGATGAGCTTCATAATTCTTTGGCTCAAACGAAACTGGATGAGCCCTTTCAACGGTGCTTTGATGTGCCATAATTAGAATTTATATTTAGCACCTATTTTAGTGCCATATGTATTATCAGCAGTCTCATCAGTAATGAATGAAACTTCTCCGTATACATCTAACTTCTCTGAAGCAGCTACGGAAGCACCGAGCTTACCTGAGAAATCAGTTGTACCATCTACTGCGTCTCCGTTAACAAGAGCTGGTCCACCTTGAATATAATATCCAAGTTGTCCTGCCTCACCTTCGTAACCTACATGTAGATCAGTAGTACGGGAAGTATAATCATTGCCTGTATAAGATGCGTTGGACTCAACGTTTACATAAACGCCAGCCATTGCAGGTGCGGAAGCAGTTAATGCTGCTAGAGCAAGTGCAAGTTTTTTCATGTCAAGTTATTTTGTAGTTTTTGTGTACTCAACACCACGATACCTTAGTTTTACAGTCATTGTAATACTCCAGTACCACACCCCCGTTCCATGATGTGGTTTCATGCGTTCTTCAAAGAAGAATGAACGGACATGATATTGAGGTGGCTTCTTCTGATTCGACTATCGAGCCGCCAGTGTTACCTAGAACACTCCAGGTATAATCTGTCCAGTAAAAATATAGGAACCCAGGGCTGCAATGAACCCAAGCATTGCAAGCTGTCCATTGACACGCTCTGCATTCTCGAAGTAAGGTTGATCAATTATTTCTACTTGTGGTTCAGTTGCAAAGCGGTTTAAACGTCCGCCTTGTTCTTTAGTTGTAGTCATTTTAGCCTATTGGTGCAACTTCTTTAGTTGCTAAGTCGAGTGGAAAATTGTGTGCATTTCTTTCATGCATTACTTCCATGCCTAAGTCGGCACGATTGAGCACATCAGCCCATGTAGGTACCACTTTACCATTTGAATCTACAATTGATTGGTTAAAATTAAAACCATTCAAATTGAAAGCCATGGTAGAGATTCCCATAGAGGTGAGCCATATGCAAGTGACGGGCCAAGCAGCCAGAAAGAAATGTAAAGCACGAGAATTGTTAAAAGATGCATATTGAAATATTAATCTACCGAAGTAGCCATGGGCTGCAACGATGTTATATGTTTCTCCTTCTTGACCAAACTTATATCCATAGTTCTGAGATTCTGTTTCAGTTGTTTCCCTAATAAGTGAGGAAGTAACAAGACTTCCATGCATAGCAGAGAATAAAGCTCCACCGAATACCCCTGCAACACCGAGCATGTGGAACGGATGCATAAGGATATTATGTTCGGCTTGGAAAACGAACATGAAATTGAAAGTCCCAGAAATACCAAGAGGCATACCATCAGAGAAGCTCCCTTGTCCAAAAGGATATACGAGGAAGACAGCAAAGGCAGCGGCTGCTGGTGCTGAATAAGCTACACATATCCATGGTCGCATTCCTAGTCTATAACTAAGTTCCCATTGTCGTCCCAGGTAAGCTGAGATGCCGATGAGAAAGTGGAACACAATAAGTTGATATGGTCCACCGTTATACAACCACTCGTCGAGGGTTGCAGCTTCCCAGATTGGGTAGAAGTGAAGACCGATTGCATTTGAGCTCGGTACAATGGCTCCTGAGATGATGTTGTTTCCATATAATAAAGATCCAGCAACAGGTTCTCTTATTCCGTCTATGTCAACAGGCGGTGCTGCGATGAAAGCAATAATAAAACATGTTGCTGCAGTAAGTAAGCATGGAATCATAATTACACCAAACCAACCAACATATAGTCGATTGTTAGTGCTTGTTACCCAATCACAGAACTGATTCCAATTATTCTGTCTTGGTAATGTAAGAGTACTCATTTCTTTTTAGGTTTAGATTTTTTGGCAGCTTTCTTTGCTGCAGCCTTACCTTTAGCGGTATAGGCATAGTGTTTTCCGTTAACTACTGGCATGATTAAACTTTTGTGCCTCGTATTAGTAAGTTTATTCTTTCCTGATCAGACATATGCCTTAAACTACCGCCTGATCCTTGATGTGGACCTAGTAATTTATCTAATGCGGTAGGTCTACCATAATTTACCTGAGCTAAGTTGTGTCCATCAGGTGCTCCTGGTAATGGTCTTGAATAAGCATCTTCTGGATCATATGGATCATCATCAGGACCAGGTATGTCTACACCAATACCTCTTAAATCTGGCCACGCATTTGCCATCTGCATATTCCATCCAGCTGCTGCTGGTATAAGTTGTAATATCTTAAGTAGATCCTGTGGTTTGATGTCAATATTCCGTAGAAAGTCAGGTATATCAATCTTTTGTTCAGGTTTTAGTTTATCTTTAGCGATGTCTGCACCTTGATCCTTAGACTTAGCTCTGTCCTCAATCTTTCTCTTCCTTACATTCTGTCTTTGTGTCGTAGGATCTATAAATAATTTATCTAAAGGATTACTTTTTATTTGTAGAGGCTGAGAAGTATCCACTTCAGTTTCTGGGTCTTTAAGGTAGTCACCAGATTCTTCTAGTTTCTGACCTTCTGTCTTCGGTTTTTTATAAGTAGTCTTATCTCTATAAGCTTCAGACTCTCCTGGTTGTTGAATACTTTGATCAGGAAACTGTCTATTCTGAGCTATTTTTAGACCTTGAATAAGTAATTCTACATCTCTTTTAGGATCACTACTAGTTATTGTAGCCATAATTAAAATTTCATGTCAGATCTTGCAAGTTTCTCCATTATATCATTACGATATGCTGGATCGTTATCGTAACGTGGATCATTCATAGCTGCAACTAATTCAGGTTGGCTACGGAATGTATCAGTGTTACCTTTGGGTGCATTTCCTGTTAACATTTTACCATCATATCCTACTCGATCATTATATCTTTGAGCTAGAGAATTAATTGCGAAGAAAGCAGAAGGAACATCTCCTCTACTCATAACAGAATCAAACATTTGTATTTCCTGTTCTTGTAGATTCGATTGAGCCCACTTTAACATGTTTGAATAGTTAGCGTCACCACCTACAATATCTTTTAATTGCTTGACATCTGTATCAGACATCTGTGGTATAGGTTGGTACTTAGATTCAGCATCAGCTCTCCACTGTAGGAATTGCTGTGCCATATCTTTAGTACTCATATTACTTATCTTATCGATAAGCTCTTTGCTGACCTCTCCTTTCTCAGATGATGCTTGAGTATAAAAATCATCTAAGAAAGCAAAGTCTGGAGTCCCATCGTCATCAGGTTTATCTGTTGACTCCTCCTCAGTTTTTTCTTCTGCTTGTGGCTCATCTGAACTTTCTTCTTGTGAATCTGGTGCAGATTTTTCGCCCAATTTTTTCTCTAGTTCTATATAAGCCTTCTCTAATTCCTGAGCATCTTTATATTTACCTGCAAGCATACTCTCTTGGGCTTGCTCCATAGCCTCTCCTACTTGGAGAGACTCTTGTTCTTCACTAGTTAAGTTATTCTCCGTGGTAACTGTATCAGTACCAGGATCATAAGTCATTGTTTCTGCCATAATTTACTGAGGTGGTAATGGTGGGGCTGCTCCTTCTTCAGGAGATAAAGCCTGTGCTAATGCAGGATTCTTAGATGGATCAGCCATTGGTGAGTTCATCATAGCTGGTGTACCTTTTATAGCTTCCATCTCTGCTTGTTGCATTTGTGCTTGCTGCTGTTCTTGTTGTAGTTCTTGTACACTCTTAACAAGATTTAATACATCTATACCAGATGCAGCTGCTAGTCGTTTGATTACTTCATCAGGATTAATATACTGTTGTATAGCTTCTGGTCCCATTGTTTGTGCAATGGTTGTTAAGAATTGTCCTAATGCTTGTACATCTTGTCCTCTACCAAGAGAATTTATACCAGCTACAATGATAGGTTTAACCATACCTTTTGGTATGCGTGGTATTTCTCCAGTTTTCTGGAATACATTTAACTTTCTATTCAGATAGGGAACTAGAAATTCTACAGTAAGTAATCCAAATAGACCACCTAACTGCTGTTCTAATTCTAATTGAGTCATCCGTACTTCTTCTGCAGTAGTACGTTCTGATTGTCTAACTGAAAGTATAAGGAAAGCTTCATTTAATCTTTTCTCTAACTGCTGTATTAGCTCGTAAGCTGTTCGGAAGTCAGCAGTCTTACCTACTTGTATAACACCGATATCATCTGGTCGTCCTTGGACGATTGCTCCATTACCCGCCTGTGCGAGTGTGGCTGGTTTAGTTGTGCTTGAGGGGGATACTACAAAAACAACCTTAGCTGCCGCTGCAGAGCCTTCTACGATAGCCTGAGAGAGTGCTTCGAGAGACTTAAGGTCTCCAATGAATTGTCCTACTCTTCCTCTACCATAAGCTTCACCATCTACTGTATTAAACCTTAAGGGTAACCACGGAGTTGCTTCTACTGGTGCTTTACTAATAGATTTATCAATTACCTGGCCATATACTTCTTGGTGCCATATAAATCTGTTATTATCACGAGTTACATGAGTGTAAACATCGCATTCTTCCTTACCTAGATCTGTTAGACCCTCATCATTAGCAGACATAGCTGCTCTTTTGATCTCATCTTCTTTAGGTAAGTAATCTTCAATTAACTTTTTATTGATACGTTCTTTTGTGACTATTTCTATTACAGCACCGTTGCCATCTCGTTCTATAACGAAGCGATTTAGAGGGAATAATTTTAGACCTGCTTTACCCATAAAGATGAGTGCATTACCACCGACTACTAAATGCTGTAGTGCTTGGTGTATTACTACACGATCATCTGATGCAGCAATAGCATCGAGGATAGTGCGTTCTATCTTAGCAAATGATAGGTCTAATTCTGATTTAACTTCTGGTGGAAACTCTTGTCCTAATTGAGACTCGTCTACTTGTAGCTTAAAGAAGCTGGTCTGTGGTGGGACTAATGATAGTGATAGCTTAGATGCTAATGCCACTACTCCCTTTGCACCAACGCTTTGCCATGGAGTCTTTAGATTTTTCATACCTTTTTGGTACTCTTCGTGACCACGAACAAGGTATGGTAGAGTTAACTTAGAAGCCTCTTCTGCTTCGCTTAGAAACTGGGCTCGGTCACTTGTTAAATAATCATAACGTTCTTTAGCTGTTGCCATTGTTATTATACGTTAAGTGATCCAGTTGTTAGTTGATTTCTATTCAATGTTCCAGTACCAGCTGTTCTTGGTTTAGTAAATGTAAGACCTTGATTAGTTCTTACTCCTGTAACTCCAGAGTCTGGTGTTTGAGCTAGGTTAAATAAATCCTTTGCTTGTTGTAATTGTGTACCAGATAAACCAGCAAAATCTGATGTTAAAGCCTTAGTTCCAGCTTGTAAATTCCTTATCTGTTCTTGTGAGACTGCAAACTGTTGGCCAAGTGCGGCAAGTTGATCTCTATTTTTTGTTCGTTGGTCTGCTTCAGAACCTAGAGTTGCTTGTCTTCCGGCCATCCAGTTAGAGAATTCTAATCCTCTTTGGTCTACTTGCCCAAATCTATCACGAATCCATGCGTCATCATAATCATTCGGTACTTTAGTTGTTGAGTAGTGTGTTCTTGATCCTCCTCCACCCATTGGTTTTACCTCCTATAATTTTTTAGTTATTAATGAATGTTTATTGGTCCAGTTTAATTTTTTAGCCAAACCTTTTCTGGCTTTTGCTTCAATGAAATCACAATTATTTATTCTACCAAAGTTTGCTATGTCTTCAAAGAAAGTATAGAAATCATCACCTTCATGACCAGACTTAGTAGACCAGGCATGTATAAATAATGATGTTTGTCTTGGATGTCTCCTTGGTTCTGCTAATAGGACAGCATCTATATCCTGTTCATTCTTACTACCAACCCACAAGAATGCTACTCCTTGCAGGATAGGTACTAAGAAATCGTATGCTTCTATATCTTCAGTTGAATTAGTAAATGATTTATTGATTAAAGGTTCTATTTCAGGCCATATTGTTACCACTTCTTTAGGTGGTACTAGAATTGCCTTCATTTTCTATTCTATTTCTGTACCACTCCACTACAGAACGTTGACCTGCTTTATACATTATAGAAGCTAGTTCTTCTTTAGGGTGTGGGTTAATGGGTGGGTAAAGTATCTCCAGTTCTTGGAGTATTGATTCTATCGTTGGACCTATTAAAGGTTCAAGCGTATTGGGGTAGATTGACATTGCTATGTTCAAAGAACGCTGGCATACGAGCTGCTTTAGTGTCAGAAAATTCTGGGGCTATACCCTCATACATTAAGCGATCACTGGCATCCAGCCAAAAATTTTTGTTCAAATATTTATCGGTAGTATTTATACCTAGAGGTTCCAATATCCAGTTAATCGTGGCTTTCCTAAGTTTATCCAAAGAAGCAGAAGGACGTAAACCCAACTCAGTACATACAAGAGTATTCGTTCCGACATGGATCTGCTCGTCCCTGGAGATATCGGCAGATACTGTACGAAACGAAGAAGATGGCCCGTTCTGCGACCAGAGCTTTGGTAATTGTATGGTCAGGATGTCCAATCCAAGCATTTGTTATTCTTTTTGCCTCCAGTTCTGACTGTGAATCTTCTTTAATACCATGAGCATCTACTATGTAGCCCAAGGCAAGATCATGTTTAATCTCGTCTTTAACGTTTGACTCAAGAAGTACCCTAGCGTTATTGGGTACCTCTTTTTCAAGTCCTTCTTGTATAAATTCTCCCACTGGTAGCTCCATATGACGTATTGCGAGAGCACGGAGGATGGTTTCTTCTGCACCTTTCTTAAATTCTCCTTTTGTAGGTTTAACTGGTGTCCAAGTTCTTTTTCTTTCTAATAGTTTTGTGTAAGGATGTTTTCTCATTATTCTTGACAATCACAGGTTAATGACTCGGTTTCACCGAGTATATCCTGCAAGTAATCATCGACTTCGGCTTTATCTAATGCTGCATACGCATCGCTCTTGTCCTGTACGTCGCCCATTACCTGAAGGCTGTAGTAGAGGGAGGTCTGAGGTGAAAGCAACCACTCTTCAACGAATTCATTATCATAAGTCACAACATCGGACCATGAATTAAAGGAATACCCGTGAAGAAGTCCCGTATTGTCGAGCATTATCATCAGTTGGTCTGCTACACGCTTGTATGCGTCCCATCCTACTTCCGAGGCGATCTCAACTTCGCCATATTCATAGTGTTCTACTCCAAAAGTGCCACTGTCACGATCGACAGAGCGTGCTATTGGAGGTGCTATTTCAGGGGTAGAAGTATACCCATCGCAATCCTGACTACGATAAGAGCAGGATGCTGTAGGAGCTATAGCAAAAGCTCGTACCATATTTTCAGTTCTTGCTATATAAGCAGCCCCACCTATTCCTTCCTTCAAACCCATTGCAATATCTAATGCATGACCTGTTGGACAAGGTAGTTGCTTATTAACACATTCTAAAACTTCACCAAATTCTTTATAGGTTACTCCGTACCTTCGTAAGAGATTGGCCAATCCAAGCATTCCGAGCCCGACTTGCCTATCGATCTCCGAGGGTAAGTATTCTCCAGACCCTCCAACACCTGTTCGGCCATGGAGATTGCACAGCTCGGACATACCTTGAGAGAAAGCCTTTTTGATATCCCGTGTACTACAGGCTGCGAGATTGACATGCTGGAGCAAGCATGTTCCTCGTGAGGGCAAGTAAACCTCAAGACACACGTTTCCATAGATTCGTTTTCCATTTTTGTCGTATTTGATTTTATTTAACCATATATCACCAGATCTAATTCCATAAATTAAGGCTTCTTTAGTATTTACATCCAATTGATTCCATATACCAGGATCAAGATCAACACATCTTTTAACCCATGGTAATTCAGACCTAGGTGTAGTAATAAAATCTACTATATCAGCATGATCTGCATCCAAATGTAACACTACGGCACCATTCTTATAGACGCCACCTCTTCTTAAGGTTTCGTTGAGTGATGAATAGATTTTGCCAAATGATACTGGCCCAGAAGCTGTAAGACCTTTGCCGTTTTCACTTCCTTTGGGTCTGAGCTTAGATAAATGGACAGCAACTCCTGCTCCATGTCTGAGTCCAAACGAGACATATCTCCACGATGCTTCGATTCCATTTTCCCCCTCCATTGAGTCTTCTACAACAAATACTGTACAACTTACGGGTAGTCTAGATTCAGGATTATCCAACCATGATTGGACCCGCCCTGTGCGAGATATTAATTCTGCAGTCATTAGAATAAATCTTCAAGAGTTGGTGGTTTGTAATGTGGTCCTTTAAGAACCTTTCCATCTTCTCGGTATATTGGTTTACCGTCCTCTCCGAGCTTGGACATATTTGATTGATGAACACGGTCTAAAGCTTCATCTAGAAACCATCCCATATTCTCAGCATACTGATAGCATACATATACTAAATCAGCTAATTCTTTTAGACATTCTTCTTTAACATTTCTTCCATGTCTAAATAACATCCCCTCGGCTTGCATGAATTCACGAAATTCCTCATCAATTAATCTTACTTGATATGCCCTAGTAGGCTTAGTAGGATCATTTTTAAGGTTGTATTTCTTTCTGAATTCCTTGGCCTGAGTGGATAAAAATGATTTCTTCATTTGGCCAGTGTTTAACTAAATTTTTAAGTGAATTTCCTAATACAAAGTTTTGTTTTTGTAGGGCAAGGAAGACAGTAATAATATCCTCCTTATGCTCATGCCACCCTTCATTTAATTTATCCTTTAAGACCCTTAGTCTCAGATCCTGTTCCATAGTTAATTCTGTAACCGGTTCTGGGAGTCCATAGGATGGGTCGCTTCTTTTTGAAGTCATAATCATCAACAGTTAAAATACGTGCAAGTCTAGCATTTATCAAAGCATCTTCTTCAGTTAGATCTTTAGCTTCAAAAGCTTTAACAACAGTGTCCCAAGAGTATCCTTCTTTGTTAAAGAGAGTTTCTGCTCTCTTGACTCCGATAC